CTGAAATACTGCTAAATGTTATTGGTTACTACATAGATCAAGACCCAGCTCCTATGTTAATCATGCAACCTACCTTACAAATGGCTCAAGCATTTAGTAAAGACAGACTTGCTATGATGATTAGGGACTCTGAGAAGATTAGGGATTGTGTTAAAGACCCAAGAAGCAGAGATAGTGGTAATACAGTTCTATCTAAGAAGTTTGCAGGTGGTAACTTAAACATAGTTGGTTCTAATTCTGCATCAGGACTAGCATCAAGACCTATTAGAATTGTATTAGCTGACGAGTGTGATAGATATGAAGCATCAGCAGGAGCAGAGGGAGACCCAATATCACTTGCAACTAAAAGAACAACTACCTTTTGGAATAAGAAGATATATCTATGCTCAACCCCAACAATAAAAGGACTATCAAGAATAGAAACTGCTTTTGAAGAATCAGACAAACGCTATTACCATGTGCCTTGTCCTGAATGTGAAGAAACACAAATATTAAAATGGAAGAATGTAGTTTGGGAAGAAGATAAACCTGAGACTGCTACTTATGCTTGTGAGCATTGTGGTTCAGTTATAGATGAGTCAAAAAAACAATGGATGTTAAAGCATGGTGAATGGATAGCTTCTGCACCTAAATCAGATACAGCAGGTTTTCACATATCAGAGCTTTATTCAGTTTGGTCTACTTGGGCAGATATGGCTAAAACATTCCTTGAAGCTAAAAAGAACCCTGAGATGTTAAAGACTTGGATTAATACTGCTCTTGGAGAATCATGGGAAGAGCAAGGTGATGCTGTTGATCATGAGACATTACTAAGCAGAAGATTAAACTATGACTACACAACCATTCCTGAAGATGTTTTAGTTCTTACTGCTGGTGTTGATACTCAGAAGGATAGACTAGAACTGCAATTAGTTGGATGGGGTAAGAACTATGAAGCATGGGTTTGTGATTACAAGATATTTTGGGGAGACCCAAATGCTCAGAATGTTTGGTCAGACTTAGATGCTTACCTAAAGAAAAGATTTAAAACTGAATCTGAGAGATTGATACCTATATCATGTTGTACTATTGACTCAGGTGGACATCATACCAATATGGTTTATCAATTTACTAAGCCAAGACAGGCTAGAAGAATCTTTGCAATCAAAGGTTTATCAACAGCAGGTAAACCAATAGCAAATAGACCTACATTTGTTGGTAAGAATAAGGCTGTTCTATATGGTGTTGGTTCTGATAGTGCCAAAGAAGCTATATTTGCTAGATTATCTACTGAACCTGATACAACTACACTGCATTTTTGCTCAGACTTAGATGAAGAGTACTTTAAGCAACTTACAAGTGAGAAAAGAATCACTAAGTTTGTCAGAGGAAGAAAAACACTTGCTTGGAAGCAAATTAGACCAAGAAATGAAGCATTAGATACATTAGTATATAACTTTGCTGCTATCTACATCTTGAATCCTAACTATGATTCTATTGAGAACAAAATACTTACCCAAGAGTCAAAACCAAGAGAAAAAACACAAAATAGACCACAAAAAGGCATAAATAGAGGAAATTTCGCTACTTCTTGGAAATAATTGCTGTTTTTTCATTCAATCTATATACATTTATATATTTATAGGTAATATAGGTAGCATGTTAAACAAAAAGGAGTCAAACATGAAAACACAATATAACTTACATACAGATAAAACTTACATGAAGAATACATATCTTATTAAAAAAGATGAGTATGGAACAGAGGTATATATTATTGTTAATGGTCAAAACATAAAAGTAGCACATACATATACAAAAAAATTACATACTTGTAATGTTTTTAGTTTTATTAATTCAATTCAAAACTTTGTATCTATTGAAAAAAATTATGATTTAGAAACAGATAAAATTAAAACTACAGTAGATTTTGAATATAATATTTATATGGGTTCAAACAATAGAGACAAATACATGAAATCAACTGGATACACTGATGGTTTTAGAATTGTTAATCCTGAAGATGATAATGCTTCTATTAGCATTATGTTTGATAAAGCAGAAGTGTCAGGTCTAACTTACGCTGCATAATCCCACCTAAAACCTCTAAGGCTCTTAATTGAGCCTTTTTTATTTTTTGCCCTTTTGATATTGACAATAACCTATTGCACTTTAGTGTTAGATATAGATATATCTAAAACATTTATGAGGTTTTTGCTTGAGCAACAAATTTGATTCAACAAATTATCCATCCCAAGTTCCTACTGAGCTTCAGTTGGGAGACTTTTGGGCATGGAAAAGAGACGATTTATCAGAAGATTATCCAATAGCATCTTACTCATTATCCTATGAGTTCAATTTAGTTGATGGTGCTACAGCTTCTAATTTCACATTAACTGCAACTGAATCAAACGATACCTATATCATTGAAGCAAACAACACTGCTTCATACACAAAAGGCAATTACAACTGGGTTTCTTATATGACTAGAAGCTCTGACTCTGCAAGAGTTAAGCTAGAAGAAGGATTTGTAGAAGTTCAGGATAATTATGCAACTACAACTGCTTCAGTTAGAAGTCATGCAAAGATTGTTTTAGATAGCATAGAAGCTGTAATTGAGAACAGGGCAAATATTGACCAATCATCTATGTCTATAGCTGGTAGATCATTATCAAGAATGTCTATAGATGAATTAATGACTTTTAGAGATAGATACAAGGCTGAATATCTAAAAGAAGTTAAAATACAGAGAATTAAAAACAACAGAGGGTCAGGCAATACCATCAAGGTTAATTTTGGTAGTGCTACTGGCTCAACACCCAAGAGCTACACATAATGGCATGGTATAACAGGATATTAGGCGTAAATGAGCCTAAGAAGAAAAAAAGACAAGCATATAGAAGAAGCTATACTGGTGCTAACACTGGTAGATTGTTTGCAGATTTTGTAACAAGCTCAACAAGTGCTGATGCTGAAATAAAAGATAACATAAGAATATTAAGAGATAGAGCTAGAGAACTTGCAAGAAACGATAGCTATATAGCACGATACCTTAACCTGATGGTATCTAATGTTATCGGTAAGCATGGCATAAGAGTGAGCTCCAAATCTAGGAACGATAATGGTTCTTTAGATATTGGAGCTAACCTGCTGATTGAAAGAGCTTGGAAAGAATGGGGTCAAGTTGGTAACTGCACAACTAATGGCAGATTATCATTCTTAGATTGCCAAAAAATATTTGTTGAATCTTTATGTAGAGATGGCGAAGTACTAATCAGGAAAATAAAAAACACTAATTCACCTTTTGGTTTTGAATTACAGTTTTTAGAAGCTGATCATTTAGACGAAAACAAGAATGACATTTACAAAGCTACTGGGAATAAAATTAAAATGGGTGTTGAAGTAGATAAGTATGACAGACCAGTTGCTTATCATTTATATAAAGACCATCCATATGACAGAAATTATTTAGCTCAAGCTCAACACATTAGAGTTCCTGCTGATGAGATTATCCATGCTTACCTACCTTCTAGGGCAGAACAAACTAGAGGTGTTTCTTTGGTTGCTACAGCAATGGCTAATGTGAAAATGTTAAATGGTTATTTAGAAGCAGAAATAGTTGCAGCTAGAGTTGGTGCATCTAAAATGGGTTTCTTTACCTCACCTGATGGTGATGGTTATGTTGGTGATGGTGCTTATGAAGATACATTTAATCCAACAATGAACGCACAAGCTGGAGTATTTGAACAATTACCTCAAGGTATGGATTTTAAGAGCTTTGACCCAACCCACCCAACATCTGCTTTTGAATCATTTACAACTAGCGTATTAAGAAGTATTGCATCAGGTTTAAACATTTCTTATCACTCATTATCTAATGATTTAACTTCAGTAAATTATTCAAGTATCAGACAAGGTGCTTTAGAAGATAGAAGTATGTATCAAATATATCAACAGTTTGTAATTGAGCATTTTGTAAATCCAGTATTCCAATCATGGTTAGAGATGTCTATCTCAACTGGATATATTAATTTACCTATGGGTAAATATGATAAATTCGCAAGATCAATTAATTACATACCAAGAAGTTTTGCTTGGATTGACCCACTAAAAGAAATGCAGGCTAATGTTATTGGTTTGCAAAATGGAACACTTACCTATTCTGATATTTCTGCATCTTATGGCAGAGATACTGAAGAGTTATTTGAACAACATCAAAAAGAAATAGAACTAGCTAAACAATATGATATTGAACTAGCCTATCAACCATTTGGTCAAAAGCTACCTGTAGAAGCAAAGATACAGGGTGGAGATGAGGAAGAAGATGCCTAAGCCTAATGATGGTATGAAAACTGAAGCTCAAAGAGGTTTGGACTGGCGTGAAGAACATGGTAGAGGTGGCACTAGAGTTGGAGCTGTAAGAGCAAGACAAATAGTAGCTGGTGAAAACCTATCTGATGATACTGTAAAAAGAATGTATAGCTTCTTCTCAAGACATGAAGTAGATAAAAAGGGCAAAGGGTTTAAACAAGGTGAAGAAGGTTATCCCTCTAATGGAAGAATAGCATGGGCATTATGGGGTGGTGATGCTGGATTTAGTTGGTCAAAAAGACTGGTAGAACAAATGAAAAAAGAAGAAGATAGAGCTATGCCTGATGCACTTAAACTAGGCGATTTTGTAAGTTGGGATAGTGCAGGTGGAAGAGCTAGAGGAAAAATAATTAAGATAGAAAGAGATGGGAAAATCAACATTCCTAATAGTGAATTAACTATTACTGGAACTGAAGATGACCCTGCTGCATTAATACAAGTTTATAGAAGTGGTGAGCCTACTGATATTGAAGTAGGACATAAATTCAGCACTTTAACAAAAATTAATCCCATTAGGGATTTTAACGATTTCAATTCTAATGAATTGGAAAAACATCCTTTATTAACAAATGAAGAGGAGAAATCTATGAATAAAGAAGATAGACATATCCTTAATGTTACTGAGACTGACAATACTGTTATTGTTGAGTTTGAGAAGCATGAGGATGTAGAACATGAAGGTGAAGAATTAGAGACAACTGAAGAAGTATCTATGACTGAATCAGATGAGGAAAGAAAAGTAATTGATATGCCTATGAAATATAGAACTATTGATTTATCTAAACATTCTTATTTTGATGAAGAAAAAAGAATAGTTCGCGTAGGTGTTTCTAGTGAAGAACCTGTAGAACGTAGTTTTGGCATGGAAGTGCTAGGACATTCTGCTGATGATATAAACATGGAGTTTATAAATTCAGGTAGAGCACCATTATTGCTTGATCATGATATGACTAAGCAAATTGGTGTGATTGAAGAATTCAAATTAGATGAGACAGCAAAAAGGACAACTGCTGTAGTTAGATTTGGAAAATCTGCTTTAGCTCGTGAAGTATTTGAAGATGTAACTGATGGTATACGCATGAACATTTCAGTTGGTTACAGAATTGATAAACTGGAACGATATCAAGACAATGATGAGACTTACTATAAAGCTCAATGGACTCCTATGGAAGTTTCTTCCGTATCGGTTCCTGCAGACCAAAGTCGTCTTGTTGGCGTTGGTCGTTCTAAAGAAAAACAAATAAATAACACAAAGGTGAGAATAATGGAAAACGAAAAGAAACAAGATATTAATCTTGATGAAGTTAGAACTCAGACTATTGATGAAGCTAAAGCTGAATTTAAAAGAAACTCAAAAGAGATTATAGATTTAGCAGCTAGACACAATAAAAGAGATTTAGCTGACAAAGCAATCGCTGATGGCGTATCTGTTGAAGAATTCAGAGGTGTATTATTAGAAAATATTTCTAACAACACTCCTTTAGAAACTCCTTCAGAAATCGGTATGAGCAAAGAAGAAGTAAGAGAATTTAGTCTAGTTAAAGCAATTAGAGCTATGGCTAATCCTTCTGACAGAAAAGCACAAGCTGATGCAGCATTTGAATTTGAATGTTCTGCTGAAGCTGCTAGACAGTATGGCAAAGATGCACAAGGCATTATGCTTCCTGCTGAAGTGCTAAGAAGCTGGGGTAAAAGAGACCTAAACACATCTGATGATTCAACTCTAGTAGCTGAAGATTACAGAGGAAATGACTTTATTGATGTACTTAGAAATGAGTCATCAGTAATGCAAGCTGGTGCTACTATGCTTCGTGGACTTCAAGGGAATGTTGTAATTCCTAAGAAAACTGCTGGTGCATCTGCTGGATGGATTGCAACAGAAGGAAGTGCTGCTGCTGAGTCTGAGTTTACTGCTGGTTCAGTAACTATGTCTCCTAAAGTAATTGGTGCTTTTACTGATGTAACAAGACTGTTATTACAACAATCTTCTTTAGATGTTGAGAACTTAATCAGAGATGACCTAACAAAATCAATCGCTACTGCAATTGACTTAGGTGCTTTAGCTGGTTCAGGTTCAAGTGGTCAACCAACAGGTATTGCTAATACTTCAGGTATTAACACTACAACTTTCGCTGCTGCTAACCCAACATGGGCAGAAATCGTAGCTATGGAAAGTGCTGTTGCTAATGACAACGCATTGACTGGTTCTTTAGGTTACATATGTAGACCTGCTGACTTTGGTACTTTAAAAACAACTGAAAAGGCTACTGGTACTGCTCAGTTTGTTGTTTCTCCTGACAATAGCATGAATGGCTATAACGTTGTCAGAAGTAATCAAGTAACAAGTGGTGACTTCTACTTTGGTAACTTTGCAGACCTATTAATTGGTATGTATGGTGGATTAGATATTACTGTTGACCCTTATGCATTATCAACTTCAGGTGGAGTAAGAATCGTTGCTCTACAAACTGTTGATGTAGCTGTAAGACATGCAGTATCTTTCTGTAAATCAAGCGACTAATTAACTGATGCTTAAATGGAATGGGGGTGGAAACACCCCTACCTTAAATATGAAAAAATATAAAATATTACAAGATACAATGGCTGGTGGTTCAAAGGTTCATGCTGGAGATATAGTAGAACTTAATGAAGTTGAAGGTCATTCTTTATGTGCTTATAAAAAAGCAGAAATCCATGTTGCTAAACCAAAAGCTAAAAAAGAAGATAGAAGTGTTGGTTTAGAAACATCAAAAGTTAAAGCTCCTAAAACTAGAGCTAAAAAGTAAATCATGCCTTTAGAGAGTGCATTAGATTTTAACGCCTATGTTGATACAACAACAGGTCATGGTGTTACTGCTACATTCTTTGAAGTGCAACAATCCTTATGGGATGATTTCCCATTAATAGATACTCTTTTTGATATTGATTCAGGTTTTTCTAAAAACATTAATATTATTATAGATCAAGAGTATTTCAACATAGAGGGTGGAACAGTGCCTGTTGCTGGTTATCAACCAAGAGCAATAGTCAAAGCATCTGATGTGCCCTATATATCCCAAGAAGATAAATTATTAGTTGATGCAATTACAACTAATCGTGGCAATGTATTAAAACCAGCTACAACATTTATAGTTAGAACAGTTGAGCCTGACAATACAGGCTTAGTTTCTTTGGTTCTTGAGGAAGAATAATGTCTCAATTTAGATTAGAAACTGAAGAAGATATGTTAGGTTACTTAGACATAAACTTTGGTCATGGTGTAAGTGCTGTTTATACAAACAGTGGGACATCATCAACAATCAATGTCATTCTAAATAATGAATATGTAGAACAAGAGGAAGGCATTGGTGTGGAAGCATTAAAACCAATAGCCTATTGCAGAACTATAGATGTTCCGAATATTTCATTTGGAAATACTTTAAATGTATCTGCAATAAAAGATACAAATGGTAATATACTCAAAGCAGCACAAAACTATACTGTAGTAAATATACAAGCAGATAGAACAGGATTTAGTGCATTAATGTTAGAGGAAATATAATGGCAAACCATATCAGACAACAAATAAGAGAAAAGATTGGTACTACTTTAACTGGCTTAACCACAACTGGGTCAAGAGTTTATGAGTCAAGAGTTTACCCACTAGAAACAGTACCAGCATTAGTTATCTACACTAAATCAGAAACATCTGAGCCTATAGTTATAGGTACTGATCGTGTAATGAGTAGAGAATTATCAGTAGTAGTAGAAGGATATGCAAAAGCTACTAGCAACTTTGATGATACTATTGATACAATAAGCAAAGAAGTTGAAGAAGCAATAGCAGCAGATAGAACTTTAGATGGAT